GGGTCATGCTTGAAATGGACTCGCCGGGCGGCGAGGCGGCGGGTTTCGCGGGCCATAACGTTATTCATGGTTAGTTTGCATCCTTACGTTTGCAATTCGTCAACATGATCGGAAAAGGTTTGCACCGCTTCATCGAATGTGCCGAACTCGTTAGCCAGCCCCGACTCTATTGCGTCTTCCCCGCGATACATTCTTGCCTTCGTATCACGGATTTTCTTCGCGGCGATTCCACGATGCTGCGAAACGAGGTCGACAAACATCGCATAAAGACTATCGACATCGGCCTGAATGGAATCTTGTGCCCGAGCGCTCAACGGCTCATGCATGTTGCCGTCAACCTTTTCCTCGCCGGCAAAGATGTAGGTCCAGCGCTGGCCGGCGAGCTTGTCCGCTTCGCTCAAGTCGATGTGCGCCGCCAAGACGCCGATTGAACCGACCTCACCCGTAGTCGGAATCCATATTTCATTGGCGGACGATGCAAGCGCGTAGCAGGCCGAGGCGGCGCATTCGTTGGCGTGCGCCCATACCGGCTTGTTGAACAGGTCAGACGTGGCGCGAATATGCATCGCCAGGTCGAAGCATCCCCCGGCCTCGCCGCCCGGCGAGTCCATTTCAAGCATGACCCCGCGCACCGCCGGATCAAGCATCATTTCATCAAAGGCGGCGCCGATCTCTTCGTAGCTGGCAAGCCCGGACATCGAGTCCAGCCACGACCCCCGCCTTACCAGCGTGCCGAGGATAGGAAGAACGGCGATACCATACGAGGACATATAGCCGCCGCCACGATAGCTGCGGCCCGCACCGGCCCGAGCCGCGCGCTCCGGCTTCGGTACGTCGGAAGTGGTGAGTTCGAAGCCGTCAAGGATCCGGGGGCCGATAGCGGCCAAGATAGTGTTCGCCTTCCGCCGGTGGACAAGCAACGGCGTATCGAAAACGAGGCTTGCGATAAGCGGAAGGTCACGCCGCATTTTTCATGTCCTCTTCCGAGTCGGCCTTGTCATCATCGTCGTCGGCCTTATCATCGGGAGCCGAGGGCGGGGCGCCAGGCATCGAGGCCGGCGCCGGCACGCTGCCATCGGTGTCGAACACAAGCCCTGCAGCCTTCGCCGACTTCCGCTCTTCCGCGATCTCGGCATCGATGTCCTCGCGGTCGTAGCCGCGTTCCGCGACACTTTGCGTCCGGCTCTTGAGGCCTCCGCTGATCGCATCCTTTTCGGCCTTGATATCCTTCGCCGGGTCAAGCCATTCCTGCCGGGGCGGCAAGTGATCGCATGCCCAATATTCGGTCGGGTCCGTGTCATAGCCGGGAAGGTCTGCCATGCCGGCCATAACGGCGCGCTCGACAAAGGCAATCCAGACCGGGCGGCAAAGTTGGAAGATCAGCGTATTGTTTTGCCACTGCGAGATCCGGCGGCGGAACGCAACAATGGCGGTGCGGACATTCGAGAAATTGCCCTTGGTCATATCGCCGGTTCCGATGGAATACGGCACGCCGAGGCCGGCAAATATTTTCAAGGTAGTGCGGTATTGGAACGCCTCATATGATCCGCCAACCTCGGCCGGCGAGGAAAACTTGATGTCTTTGTCCATGCCGAGGTCGATGATGGCCCCAGGTTCCATGCCGGCAATAGGCGTGTCTTCGTCGTCGCCGTCCACATCTTCATTTACGGAGATCGGGTTGTCGCCACGGCCGATGAGAAACGCGGTGAACAGTGCGGCCGTTTTCTTCCGCTCGATTTCGGCGTCGTCATAGACCTCGAGTCCGAAGATCTTGACGAGGACACGGGCGACCCGAGGAACGCCACGGATCTGCCCGCCCTGGCGGCCATCGAAAACGTGCAGCACTTCGGCCGCCGGCACCCGTACCCGGTCACGCGCTTTCGTCGTGTTGGGCGGGCGGACATCGTTCGGATGATAGCGCCAGAAATGATAGGCGACACGGGCGCCAATGGCGTTGAACTCGATACCGGCCACGATGAAGTTCCCGCCGGGAAGTGAGGCGGTGAAAGCCATGTCGAGCATTTCAGTCGGCAGCATTTGCAACTGAAACGGCACCGTCCACATGTCGGAACGGCGGCGCGACCGGATGCGGACAAAGCATTCGCCGGCCATGTAGGCTTCGCGGGCGATCTTCTCTTGGAGGCCATAATAGTCCGTCAAGCCCTCCGCGTCGGCCTCTTCGGTCCAGCGCCAAAAGAGATCAAGCAACGCGGCTTTTTTTTCCTTTTTGTTCTTGAAGCGGGGGCGCGGCTTGATGCCGTCCCCAACTGCGGCGCTGGTCCATTCGTCAACCGCGTTGCCGGCGTGCCCATCGTTTTCGTAAAGCCACCTGGCGCGGGCCACGAGGGTAGGCCCGGCGGCAGCGATGGCGACGTTGACGTGGTTGCGGGATGGATTGAAGCCGCGCAAGCGACGGCCCGTACCGGCGGCCTCAAACGAATTGTTGCCGCCTCCGTTCAACCGGAACGCGCTCATCACCCGCGAGATAACGCCCATTAGTAGCCCCGCCTGGCATCGAGATAAAAGACTTTCTTGCGCGGCTTGCCTTCGGCTTCCGCGATCTCGTCATTGATCCCGGCGAGCGCATCTTTCATTTCCGCGATGCTCCGATACTGGACGCTCTTGTCGCCGTGCCGGACGATAAGCGCGCCGGTGCGCATCGCCTTGAGAAGCGCCGCCTTCGTGGCTAGGAGCAATTCCAAATCGGGCATGACATCACATGAACGGACTGCCGACGACGCGACGGCGTTTCCGGTTCACCTTAACACCTGGCTTCGGCGTCTGGATTCCACGATGCTGCGAAACGTCATCGTCTAGCGGTAGCGCCACGGGCGGCGGTTCCGGCTCATCCTCGCGCTTATCCTGCAGCATGCGTTCCACCTTGGCGGCCTCACGGTTCAAGACAAAGCCAGCGGCGACAAGCCCTTGCAACGATGCGTAGGCATAGACGCGGCAGTCCAACGCCTCATTCCTGGCGTGGTCCGGCTTCCACCAAAACACGTCTTTGAAGCCCTTGACGTACTTGGTTTTCTTCACCTCGGCCGTCATCTGATCGAAGTAATCTTTGTCGCGCTCCATCGGGAAGTGACAGGCGCCGGCACCGCTCACGGTGGCGCCCGTCTTTTCGAGCCGCTTGACGATGGTCGCTTTCGCGCTATCCACGCCGATGGGGAAAAGGTTGATCCTGCCTTTGTTGTTTCGGGTCGGCTTCTTCGGCCAGACAGCCCGAGCACCGGCATAACCCTTGATACCCCAAATCCGGCGCCCCTCGCGCGGCTTCACGAATCGATAAACGTCCTGGGTGTTGGCACCGCCGGTGTCCACCGCCGTCGCCGCGATAGCCATCCCGTTTTCAAATGCGGGGTGCGGCCATCGCCTAAACAGATAATCATCGAGTTGATCCCAAACCTCTTGCTGCGACGGGTCACCGACAAAGACCTGATAGTCGATTGACCAAGACTCCTCGTCTCGCCCCCATCCCACAACCTCGGCCTCAAGGCGGTCGGGCTGGACGTCGACGCCAGCGGTAAGCAGGGCGACGCCGGCCTGGCAATCCGAGAAGGCTTCGCGCTTCGCAAGCAACGTTTCCGGGTCCGCCTTCTCGCCGCCGGTGTCTTCCCAGGGCTCGCCAAGCACGGTGTTGACAAAGATCTGTAGGAGCGCGGGGTCGTCCTTCGCGCTCATGAATTCGGACACGCATTCCGACCACTTGAACCAAGGCGAATAGAGCGCGGAAAGGTGATAGCTGCGGATGTTCGGCCGTACCGGAACGGCCGTTGCTATCCACGCGGCGCCACGCTCTTCCGATAGCAGGAACTTTTTCCGCGCCTCGGTATGCCGGTGCTCGCAAAGTTCGCCGGTGTCCGGGTCCGATGACTGGCAGGCGAAGGCCGCCGTTTCCGGGTGTCCCGGTTCCCATTTGATGGCGGCCCAAACGATGGGCTGCGCTGTCCCGCACTTCTCGCACTTCACGTTGTAGTACCGCTGGTCACCCTCGGCGAACGACTTCGCGATGCGGCTGTTGAGCTTGAGCTTTGGGGATGACGTGATGAAGATTTTGCGACGCGGAAAATTCGCGGTGCGCTTGATCGCCAACATCGCGGGGTCGCCTTCGTCATCGGCTGATGCCGGGTAGGCGTCGACTTCATCCAGCACGAGCCGGGACACCGGGGAGCCGCGAAGGCCGGAACCCGAGTTGGCGCCAGTCATGAACAAGGCGCCGCCGTCGAAATCCTTCTGCATCACGGTATTGCCGGAATCCCGTGAGCGCGCCGGCTTGATCTTTTCTGCGAGCGCCGGGCTTTCCGAAATCATCGGGTCGATGCGGGTTTTCGAAAACTTTTTCGCCATGTCGATGGTGGGCAGCACGTACATAATCGGCCCAGGCGAATGGTGGATTGTGTAGCCGACGAAGTTGAAGCCGCCTTCCGAGGCGCCGATCTGGACGCCCTTCATGAACGCAACGGTTTCGATGGCCGAGTATGTGGACAGCGAGTCCATGATCTCGCGTAGGTACGGGGTCCGCGAGGTCCGCCACTTGCCGGGCTCAGACGACGAAACCGAAGTCAGGTAGCGGTGTTCGTCCGCCCATTCCGAAACGGTAAAAGGTGGGTCCGGCTCGATGGCCGCGACCCCTTCCTCAAACAGATATTCGAAGGCGTCAGCTAGCACGCGGACTCACCGAATGTGCCGGCATCCATCGGCGCCCGCGTCTTCGACAGTTCGGCCAGGGCGACGCGCATCTGCTCTTCAAGAACGCCGGCAAGCAAGACGGCGTCGACCTCGACCTCGGCGGCGATATCGGATGCATACCGGTTCGCGAAATTCAGCATCGCGGCGCGAAACACGCGCATCAACGAACGGATCGCGCGGCGCGCTTCCTCTTTGTCGACCGTGGTTTCTTTGAGCCGTTCAAGATTGATCTTGGCGGCCTCAAGGTCTACCTGCATCCGCTCGACTTTGAGATCGTATTCGCTGGTTTCTTCGGCACCCTCGGCGTCGGCACGAAGCTTCGAAGTCTTCGCCGCCGGCTTCCGTCTCTGTTGGTTCGGGTTGCAATTTGCAAACCAATCGACCCGAGCCACGACGGAATCAATGGAACCGTCCGGCAGGACAGCCTTTGCAAGCCGTCCGCTCTTCACGCGCTGGCGCACCGCGTTAGGGGAAACGCCCATTTCTCGGGCAAAAGCGGCTAGGCTGATACCCTCAACTTTTTTCCGCCCCGCCACTTTTCTGATCCTAGCTATATACATCACGCATATCGTGCGCTACATATCGTTTGCGAATTGCAAACACTCTAGCTGAATCGGAAACGACAATGAAGTCCTACAACGTGAAGTCAAATGCGAAGCGTTTCGCCCGCCATCTCGCGGCGAAGCATCCCGGCTACATCGCTGATGAGCCGATGCCTGTGATCCCCGGCGCCGCCGAATGGTTCCCGCATGTCGCGGCCCCGACCAAGGTGCTCGCCGCTGGCATCCCCGATGAGATCAGCGGAACCGCCTATGTCAACGGCCGGCTCGCGGACGCCGTGGCCGTCAAGATTGCCGAGCCCGTCACGGTCCTTGCTGGCAAGGCCACGGGCGCCGCTGTTGAGACAACCGTGACGCTCGGCGAAGCGGCCGCGATGACGCCAGCCGCGATGAAAGCAGCGGTCGCGGACCTGCCACCCACGAAGTCGTCGCCGGAAGAGATAGCGGCGAGACGTGCGGCCCGAGCCTCACGCGCGGCGGAACCGAAGCCGGCGAAGGTGGCGAAGTCGACCAAGGCTGACACCATCCTTGAACTGGTGTCCCGCGAAGGCGGCGCCACCATCGCCGAGATCATGGCCGCCACGGATTGGCAGACCCATACCGTTCGCGGCTACATCGCTGGCACCCTACGCAAGCGCGGCCACGACATCGTTTCGAAAAAGATCAAGGGCGAAGAAACCCGCTATGTGATCCCGCGCCCCGAGGTGGAAGCGTGAGCGGGGTGGCTATCTGCAAGACCTGCGGCCAGGGTGTGGACCTGGACGCCCTGCAAGCTCACAACTGCCCCGGCCTCGGCGTCACGGTTGAGGTCGACCCGGAATGGCGGCTTGTCATTCTGGAGTCGCCTTATGCCGGTGAAGTCGAAAGGAACGTGGCCTATGCTCGGGCCGCGTTGCGGGACTGCCTGAAACGCGGCGACGCCCCGGCGGCAAGCCATCTGCTCTACACGCAACCCGGCGTCCTCGACGATGACGATCCAGCGGAACGCGCAACCGGCATCGGCGCCGGGCTGGCGTGGGGCAGGAAAGCCGAGGCGACCGTCGTCTACACCGACCGAGGTGTCTCCAAGGGCATGGCGCAAGGCATCGCGCGCGCCCTCGCCGAGGGCAGGCCGGTCGAGTACCGGAGGCTTGAGGGATGGGCAGCATAACCAAGCGGGGGCCGTGCCAGTTCGCGAGGATAGAGCCCGACAAGGCGGGCCGCGTTGTCATGCGTGCCGACGCGGCATGGCCTTGCATGTTCCCGGTCGAGGCGCCAGTGTTCCCGGCGTCCATCACCGACGCCTATGGCTACACCTGGCCGCCTCGGCGAACCCACGTCACCCGTGAGTCGTGCGCGGCGTGCCCGTGCTGGACGGCGAGGCCGGTCTAGTATCAATCCTGCTTTGCCGCTACGGTGCGCACGGCCTTTTCGGGAGTTTGAAAAATGAACGCGAGATACAATCAACACCGGGCCGAGGACTTGAAAAACGTTTTGGAACTGATCGAAGGTCGGTTCTATCAGACGCCCGGCGGCGGAACATTCAAGGCCGGCAAGATGAACCTTGCTAAGAATACCGGTTCGGTCGAGCGCTCCGTCGAGTGGCTGTCAGGCGGCGGAAGCACGGGGCACGCCTGTCGTCTTACCGAAGGCCCGATGTTGAGTCACGAGCCCGACGACCGCATCTACGCGGCGGTTTCCGATGAAAGAGTTATGGAAATCGAAGCCCGAGTCATGCTTGGAGAGTATCAGGAAGGCAAGCGCACCAACGCTTTGCCGGCGATCAAAAACATTCCGTTGGTCCGCAAGTTTCTGAATTGGATAGCGGCTTAGACAGCCGGCGACCCGCACTTGCCAGGGTAAAAGTTTCGGAACCATTTTAGTAGAAGCTGATTGAATCACGGTCCCGTGAGTCAGTTCATGCGTCTAGCGTTCATCCCGCCAATGAAGCCGAAGCTTGTTGATAGCCCGCCCCTCGGGGATGGCTGGACGCATGAGATCAAGCTTGACGGCTACCGAACCCAAATCATCATCGACGGACCCGAGGTCCGCGCCTACTCAAGTAGCGGCGCGGACTGGACGAAGCGATACACCGGCATCGTCGAGGCGGCCCGAGAGCTTGACGTTGAGTCCGCGATCATTGACGGCGAGGCGGTTGTACCCGACGAGAGGGGCCGCCCCGATTTCCACAAGATGCAACGGGTTATCCAGAAAGACCCTTACGCCGCCATCCTCGGCGCCTTCGATATCCTGCATCTGAACGGCCACGACCTCCGCGACATCGGCTGTAAGGCGCGCCGGGAAATGCTGCATGGCATCGTTAAGCCAGGCACCCGGATTCAATTCAGCGAGGCCCTACCAGGGGACGCGAAAGCGATCTTCTATCTGGTGGAGCAAGCCGAGCTTGAGGGCGTCGTTTCGAAGCGCGCGGACAGCAAGTACCGCAGCGGCCCGACCACGAATTGGGTGAAGGCGAAAAGTTTTATGTACAGTGATCTTGATCTAATTGGATATCAGCGGGAGCGAGGCAAGGCGGCTCAAGCCCTCTTCGCCGAACCGGGCACCGGGCACTATATCGGAACCGCTGTAATCACCCTCGGCCGCGACATGCGTGACCGGCTTTGGCAGCGGGTCCAGGCCAAGGCCGGCGGCGCCCCGCCTAACGCCGTCATGAAGAAACGGCACCCCGCGACGCAATGGATCAAGCCGGGAGTGAGGGCCAGGGTGAAGCACTTGCGAGGTGAAGTGATCTTGCGGCACGCATCAGTCAACGCGCTGCTAGACGATGGCGAAGAGGGCGGCGCCTAGACCTCATATCGGCCCACACCAGGCCGCGCGCCCGCGTCATCCTGCCAAGCTATTGATCCGATTGAAGGATTCCGCCGGGGAAGTGAGCCGCGGAATCCGTGGACCCATTCACAAAAGCGATGGCTGATCAACGTGACGAATAGAATAGGTATGCTTTCCTAGATTTCTGTCGCTAGTGAAAAGGTGCGATGCAGCGCTCCCCTCACCCTGGCACCGCCTGGGAAGGACCCGCGTTTTTCATAACGCATTGAAATCATTGATGAATTTGATTTGATGGGGATCAACGTTGATCGTGATGGGTGCTGGACCTCGGGGCGAGGCCCTTTTAGACCTATCAAGATTATTGATGGATCAACCTTTGAAGGCGGCGCGCTTAAGCTGCCTGACAACGTTGGTCAACAGCTTGTCTTGAGCTTCAGCCATGATCCCGCCGGACTCAATCGCTTGTGACATCACCTGGGTGACACCGGCACCCCATAGCTCTTTGATCGGAACACGCTTCTTCGAAGTCCTAACAAAGACTCCCTCATGCCCGGACTTCATGGTCGCGATAAAGGTGCCCTTGTAGAGCTTACGTGTTCCCCAGGCGTTGGCGGTTACACCTGGCTTCGTCTGGCGCGCCGCGAACTTCACCAGCGCTATAGGCCTTCCTGATCCCCGCACAGTAGCGGTGAGCGTTGACGGCCGGGAATAGGGATAGATGCGGATCGAAGGGTCTACATCACCACGCTTCAAACCACCTGCTTTGGCAACGATGCGAGCCGCAAAGGTGCGGACCTGTTTCGCTGTGGTGTTGACGGCAATGTTCAGCGCATGGTTCAGCTTCGGGGGCTGCAGCTTGCGCATCAAGGCTTTGACCTCAGCGGTTTTCCAATCCGCCCTGATCTCAAGCTCGGCCATGCCTACTTCGCCTTGCCCTTCGGGGCTGGCTTCATCACGGCCTCCGCCTTCACGGGGGCAAGCGCACCGGCACGACGCAACCGGTCCACGGTGTCCTGCGGAACACCTTCGGGAACAGGCCCTTTCAGGAACTGTCTCGCGTTGCCTCTATCGGACACAACCATGTTGCGGATCAGTTCAACCATTTCGGAATTCCCCTGTAGGACGAGTCGTGCCTCGGCGCATTAAGCGCAATCGTTGAGGAAACGTCAACGGAGGCTTCGCAAGAAATGTGTATTAGGCCTATTTTCCTAAAAAACGGAACATACAGGGAATACATACAGCTAACACACTGTTCTATTTATATAAATGTATTTGTATAGAAATATATATATAAATAGAGCCTTATACGCATGCCTCTATGCGCATCCCCGCTATGCGCTATGCATGTATAGCTCTATGTTTTTCGCAAAAATCCATACATCTAAATATGCACAATGAAATCAGCGCGTTGACTGTATTTTAGCGTGTATTTCAGGGTGTATTTTTCCCGATGTATGCGGGTCCGGGCCGTCCTGGCCCGAAAAACGTTCGCATTTCGCAAACTTTCCTCTTGCGTCCTCGATATTCGCGACGTATATCAACGTTATCGAAACGCGAACGGGAGAAGTGACATGACCACTGAAAAGAGCCTGACCAAGACGACCGACCTGGGCAACGAATGGTTTGCCAACCAGTGGAGCGATGGGTCGATGACCATCCGCAACCCCGAGAGAGGCCAGCGGATCGACCTTCCCGTCGAGAGCGTGACAACCCTGCGCGACATCTTCGCTTCCGCCGCCTCGCGCTGACGCTTCCGGTTTCCGGCCCCGAGCGGCCGGTTTCCAGAACCGTCATCCCCTAAGGAGCCGCCCCGATGTCAGACTCCGCATTCAAAACCGCCGCTTATCCCGGCTACTCGACCGGCCAACTTCGCGACATGGTGCTGAATAAGCGCAATGACATGATGGAAGCCGAGATCGCGCGCCGCGAGCGCGTGGCCGCTGGTGACATCACCGTGATGACGGATGGCGAACGCCTCCGCTTCGCCCGCAAGTCATAAGGAGCGGCCACTATGTCACCGAAGACCGCCGCCGCCCTCGCCGAGATCTCCCGCGCCGTTGCCTCCGGCCAGGCTCGATTAGTGCCGGCGCTGTTCTCATGGCAGTTCGGCCGCGCCGCTTCTGCCGCCGCGTTCCGGGCCGCCAAGGCGCAAGGCATCATCGAGGTCGCCTATCACAGCATTTCCGGAACGCCGGTCTATCAGGCCGCCGGGATACATGCCGCCCTCGCCACCTTCTCGACCTCAACAAAGCACTAGGA